TAACGCGCCTACTAAGAAATCACAAAGAGCGATTTACGGCGTTTGGATTTTATGGATTTGAAATCCATAAATTAGACGGAAAAGGACGACCTAAAAAGGTCTATCGTTTAAATGAACAACAAACTACACTACTAATCACTTACTTAGACAACACACCGCAAGTTGTTGAGTTCAAGACAAATCTTGTCAAAGCATTCTTTGAAATGCGGGACGAGCTAGCAAAGTTCAAGCTGCAGCGTGCTTTGGAAAAGCCTAAACGAAAAACCTTACACGATAGTATAGAGACATGGCTAGTTGCTCCTAAGCATCCTCACAGTACAATAAACAATCTACTGCTCAAAGGTGCTAGCGGAATGAATAAAAAGCAACTAGTGGCAGCGCGTGGAGGTCTTACAGGCATTGACAGCTTAACCAGTGATGAACTAGTCAGATACCAAGCTTTGGAAGATATGGCTATCGCTATGATTGGCTTAAATATGAGCTATCAGGATATCAAGTCTATGGTATTCAGGCCAAAAGAAAACGCACCACAAGGCGCGTGAGAGCAACAAAAAAGCCTTAACAGACGACCAAATCAGCAAGGCTTTCACACTATCACCAAAACAAATTAACAAGCAGGCAAGCTGTTATTAAAAGGGTTTTAGTAAAGATTTTATAGCTAAATTATAACATAGGCTATTGAAAAATGCTACCGCAGAGAGCAGGCATCTCTAACTGCCAAACAATTCAAAAAGGATAAAGTTATGATCCAAGAAATTGACATGACGCCAGGGCAAGCAATCGTCTTTGTATTGCTTCTGCTTTTCCTAATCTGGAAGCTATGGCATCTAAAAGGCTCTCAGAGCTCACCAGAGCCCCTCAGAGCGACGAAAAACACTCAGGCGGTAGAATATAACACCGAGGAACTAAACCCCGAATATGGGGCTTATATTCAACTTGCAGGACGCAAGTACAACTAAAGGAGACAAGAACATGGAAATTTCAATCTTTGACCACAACAAGCTAAATCGTAACGCATTTTACGTTAAAGACCTAGATGTGCTTTTTGTAGCAGACACAGTTAGCGAAGAAGAAAAGCAATCACTTATCCAGCAATGCGGAAAATAAGCACTATGAAAGTGAGGAACAAGAAAATGGCTAAAACAACAGAACAAACTAAAACTGTACAACTTACTGTCGAAGAGCTGCAGGGCTTAGGCTACCGACTGTCTAATATCCTAAAGACAATTAAATTGGATCAAGTGGCTCAAGCTGGGGTATCTCTTTCAAAAGACTGGGAATCATTCATCTTTACCGACATAGCAACAAGCTATCTAAGCTCTTCCTACGAGGTATTTGAAACGATTATCACCGATCTTGATGATATAGCTAGTCAGCTTTTGGAGTGCGACGATGCTGAGGAGCTGGAGGGTTTTAGAAATGGCCGATAAATTCGAACCAAACAACAATATTCTCAGTTTTTCTGAGTATATGAAAGAGCTAGAAGAACAGAAAAAGAGCCTAGCAAAGTCTAAGAATGATGAATCATTCAACAGCATGGTTTGTGAGTTTGCCACTAGGACGGATGCCAATATAGGCAGAATCATTGGAATTTTGGAAGAGCAACAGAAAACCATTCACAGCATGGCTAAGGAAATTGAAAACCTAAAACAAAATAAAAGCGAGGTATGAAATGACACAGACAACTATGCCAGAGAATTATAAGCGAGTTCTCAATCTAATCAAGGTTGGGGGTGAGAATGCCATTACAGGCGCTGAGATTGCTAAAATTTTGAAAATCGAAAAGCGAGCCGTCCAAGAGATTATCAGTCACTTAATAACTCGATACAAGATTCCGATTATTGGAGCGCGTCTTATCCCACACAGTGGCTACTATATCCCAGCCAGCAAGGCAGAACTGATAAACGGAGTCAAACCTTTGAAAAACCAAGTACAAAAAGAACAAGTCCGCCTTAACGTGCTCTTAAATGCCGATTTAGAGAGCTATAAGGCCTTTCTGAATAGGGGGTGATAGTTATTGTTCAGTCTGAGTAAAGAAAGCGAAAACAGCTTAAATCAGGGCATTCTAAAGTTAGTCGCTGACTTTCTAAAAGTCAGTAAACAGCCCACACCTAGGCAGCTAGGACTAATGACACCCCGACAGATTAAAGAGGAACTAGGCATCACAGCTAGGACGCTGCAGCGCTGGGAGCGTGCTGGATTGAGACGCTATCAGCCACCAGTAGAGGACACTCGAAAAGTCTTTTACAGAGTAAGCGATATTCTAATATTTTTGGGGGTGGAACATGGCTAAAACGAAAGTATATTTTTGGCTAAAAGTCGATAAAAAGTTTTTTGATAACATTTTCATTAAAAAGCTTAAAAAAATAGCCAGCGGCTATACTATGACGGTTATTTATATCCGTTTAATGCTTGAAAGCTTAGAAAGCGACTGCATTTTATACTATGAGGGATACTTCAACGATCTTGCGGAAGAATTAGCTCTAAAACTTGATGTGTCAGAAGATGATATACGGATGACGCTTAGCTATTTCACACAGTGCGGTCTTATTCAAGTTGATAGTGATAGCAATGCCGAAATGCCACAAGCTAAAGCGATGCTAGAAAGTGAAACAAACTGGGCATGGTACAAAAGAGAGCAGAGAAAACAAGCTAAATTGGACAATGTCCAAAATAAAAAGAAAAAGTCCAACTCATGTCCAACAGAGATAGAGTTAGAGATAGAGATAGATATAGAGAAAGAGATAGAATCAGAAGAAAGAGATAGAGAAAAGATATCTTCTCCTGCTTCTGCTGAAATCTCTAAATATTATCAATCTAGAATTGGAGTTATTGACGGGGTACAATATCAGCAGCTCATGGACTACCACACGCAAGATAAGCTAGAACTAGATTTAATTAAACTAGCTATTGATAAAGCTGCGGACAATGGTAAACGCTCCTTTGGTTATGTCAATACTATCTTGAAGAACTGGACTCAAAACGGTATAAAGACCGTTGCACAGCAAAAAGAAGAACAACAGCGTTATATAGCTGATAAAGGACACGCGCAGAAAACAGTAAACATTACTGATCCATTTGGTGGAAATCTAGGCTAAGAGGTGAAAAAATGGAATCATTAAACCACAGCAAAGAGGATTTTGAACTTGATTTCATGGAATCACTCGTTCCAAACATAATAGCTACTATACGACGCAATGCCAATCTCGAAGCCTATCGAGTATTTGAAAGAGATAGTACAGTGACAAATGAAATTTTGAATGCCACTTTTGAAAATTTCAAAGCTGAGACTCCAAAAGAGAAAGCAGCAAAAGATTTTGCCATAAAACAAGCCAAACAATACTTAGACGGTATGCGAGGAAATACTATCATTACTGGCCCGCCAGGAGTAGGTAAAAGCCACTTGTGCTACTCCCTTGCTCGAGCAATCAACGAGGGTTACCATAGCAAAGAGGATGCTAAGCGCGTGTTATTTGTCAGTATTGCCGAGATAGTTACACGCATACAGTCAGGATGGCAGTATAAACATAGCGACTTTACAGAGCAAGATGCCCTAAAGCTTCTTACTTCCGTTGACTATCTTTTCATTGATGACTTAGGAACAGAAAGCGCCATGACTTCTCAAAAACGCGAAGCTAATAACTGGGTGCAGACTTTTCTTTTCAAAATCTTTGACAAGCGAGAAACAACAATCATCAACACAAATCATACTGGTAAAGAGCTAGCACAAATCTACAATCCTAAGCTAGTCAGTCGAATTGGTAAACGGTCAGAGGGGAATGTATTCACTATGGCCGGTATCACAGACAAACGCATGAAGCGGAATTTTTAATCAAAGAAACGGAGACAAACAAAATGACACTAAAAACTATTTCAGAGAAAGCAAAATCATTTACTTTTACTTACTCTTTCGCAGACTATCAGACAGCCCAGACAGCAGGTCACGCGCTACTGGGATATATGACTGGAACATATTGCCAGCCTGTAATCTCAATAACCTACAAGGATAAAGGCACGCTAGTAGCTGAGTATGTGGAGGATAACAAGCTAAACGAGACTTTCAAGCGTATTTGTGACAGCTTCAAAGACTATTACAAGCAACCTGAGGAGGATGAAGCATTTGAAGAACGTTACAAACGGGAGCGCGTGCTTCAACTCAAAGAGTCAGAGGATTTTGATAATTTGCTGGAAAAAGTAACAAACTACGAGCTGGAACTATTAGACTATGCTGATCGCTTGCTTTCTGATAAGCCTATCTCTATGGACTTTATGACTGCTGAAGGTACGTTGGAACTGCTGGGTAATGAAAGTGTTAGCTTGCTCCAACAGTTAGACATAGAGGGCGAATATAGAGGGCTTGCTGACTATTCTGGTCAATAAAACACAGGAAGGGGAACAATCCCCTTTTTGTTATCAAGTCAATAGTTTTGGGTTTTTCTATATAGGGGGAGATAATGAAGCAGTTAGCAATAGAAACATTTATAAAGCCTATGAAAATCAATAATATCTCCCATGGTATAGCTGAACTAGCCGGCAGAAAGCTAGAAATAGACTTAGATAACTTATGTATCACCTTTGATAAAGATTACTTTAATTTGACTAAAATACCGGGAACTAAAGGGGGCAGCCGCTACTTCTTTCTATGCCCTCTTTGTGGCCGGCGGTGTAGAATACTCTATAAGCAGCTTATACTTTATGGTTGCGGATCATGCCAACAAGTACATAAGCAAACCCTAAACCGCAGCAAGACAGACTGCCAATACTACTGGGAGCGCGCATTGAGAGAAGCTAGAAAGGTAGAGCCGGGTTGGAGCCCTAAACGTGGTGGCTATATGTTTGATGCTTTTCCTGCACGACCGAAGTTTATGAAACGCCAACGGTATTATAAGCACTATCAAAGGTTTGTAAACTATACTAGAAAAGGTGATAGTCTTTGGATGAATGGCTTAAATAATTGATTGAACTAATAGGAGTTGAGAATATTGAAATTAAACACGCGCAGGACGACAAAGAACGTAACCGAGCGTATGGAACTTTTAGGTAGAGCCTATCGAATGGCTCAGGCATGGAACTTCATAAGCATAGATGAAAAGGCATGGAAAGTGATTATAAAGCCTCATAACATCAAGGGAAAGTTTGCCGAGCAGATAGAAAACACTTTGACTATTTGTATTGCTGATATTAACGCCATAGAACACTGTACAGCTCGTCAGTGTTTTATTGAGAATTTCTGCAGATTCACTGAATCTCGGAAACGATTTGCAACAGAGAAAGCCAAAAAGATGGGATATAGTATAACTCAATACAACCTTTATAAGCGAATGGGCGTACTTAACTTTGCTGAGATACATAGAGGCGGAGAGTTGCAAGTTTGGGAGCATTAACAGAGCATAAAAAAAGAGAACTGACTATAGTGCCGACCGTGAAAACGGACAAGGGGTACGAAATCAATTCTCTTTACTTAAAGTATACAACATTTTTGTTAACAATCAAAGTATTATGCCCTAGTGAGATACGTTACATTCAAAAAGTAAAATATGGTATAATGACATCAAGCAATTAAAAAAGCACGTTTGACCGTGCTAGTTCTTGCCTGCTGAACTCATAAATTTCATGCCCTTTTTTGGGGCTTTTTTGTTCACCTTTTTGTGGACTAAGAGAGGGCATTAAATACCTTGTATGATATATAATTTCTTCTAAACCTTATACAATCACGGGTTAATAGCTTAAAAAGGGCTGTAAGAATAACTAGAAGAATATTCCGCGAATATTTCTGCGAGAATAAGAAATAATCATCTTCAAACTCAAAATTGATGTTTTCGTCATTGTGCTCTAGCAATTTCCAAAAGTACCTTTCATTAGTTGAAGAAATAGTATGTATCATATCGAGGATAGAATGTAAGTCTTTGTCAGATAAAATATATCCTAAGCCAATCAGAGCTTGATTTTCTTTTTCAAAAAGTTTCGCTGTTTCTTTTTTAGAATTAGCTATTTCTTCTTCTATCGTACCAAATCCCAGAAGATAGCCAACAGAAACCCCAAAATAATCTGCTAATTTTTGGGCTTTATCAATCTTAATTTGTCTCTCTTCATTTTCCCAACGTAATACAGTGATTTTTGATACTCCAATTTCATCAGCTAAACCTTTCTGGGTTAAGCCTTTTTCTTTGCGTAATTCTTTCAACCTATTCATTCTTTCGTTTCACCTTTCAAAGTCGATTATACCTAATTATTTAAAAAGTATCAAGAAATGATACATAATAATTAAAAAAAACTATTGACAAGTATCCGTTTTAGTTATAAAATAAAGACAAAGGTATCCGAAAAGGATACTTTGAGTGATTTCATTCTTTAAAATAAATCGAGAGAAACCAATAAAGGAGGTTAATTATGGGCAAATTACGAGGCTATCGAGTTATGCTGGGATTAACACAGCAAGCAATGGCTGACAAGTTAGACATTTCTTTACAATCTTATAATAACAAAGAAACAAAGAAAACATCCTTTAATGATAAAGAACGTCTAGCGATTAAGTCAATGATTGCTGAAATCAAACCGGATATAACCATAGATGAAATCTTCTATGATTGATTAGAAAGGAGCACCCAATGAACCTAGTCTACATGGACGGCAAGAAAGAGCCGTACACCACAAGCGAGATAATCGCTGAATGTGCTGAGGTACAACACCACACTGTAACGCGCCTACTAAGAAATCACAAAGAGCGATTTACGGCGTTTGGATTTTATGGATTTGAAATCCATAAATTAGACGGAAAAGGACG